GGAGATTTTAATTTAATGTCAAACCTAGAAGGAATTTATAACACTAGTGCTTTTGATGGCACCGTAACGTCTGATTTTTTAAAACTCGGAGAACTAACTGATTCGTTTAAAGCTCAGTATATTGATTATTCAGTTGCTGATTTTTCTGAATACAAGAACGCGCTAGAAACATACCTTAAAGCTGTTTACCCTACGGACTTTAACAACTTTGTTGAGTCTGATTTAGGTATTATGCTGGTTGACCTGTTTGCTTACTTGGCTTCTGTTTTAAGTTTAAAAGCTGATTCACTAGCTAACGAAATGTTCCTCCCAACTGTAAAGTCTAAGGGGAACTTGCTGAAACTACTACAGCTTATTGGGGTTTCTATGAAGGGTCCCGTTAGCGCGAAGACAAGTGCTGTATTAACATTATCTGACGACGGTCTAATTGATGAATCGTCAGGGCACACTGTAACCATTGTTTTCTCTGATAGAGTTCACTCAGTTGCAAATGCGAAGGACTCTGGAAGTTTAAACTACACCCTATACCAGGTTAATAAAACTACGGGAGCCTTAGACGTAACTTCTCCTAATATCGTACAGACCGAAGCTCTTTCGATTGGAGACGGGAAGAATTTTGACAACTTGATTTTAGTGGAAGGTGAGCTTAAGAAAGTTCAAGGGACTTTTAAAACAACCAACACAGTCCAAACTATTGATATACCTGAGTCTTCTGTTGCAGAAGGAAGTGTTGTCGTATCCGCTCAAGACCATGGAGCCTTTACCGAAATTGAAAATTTATTTTTAGCAGATAGTGGAAGCTCCCTTGTTTTCCAAAAAGTTTACAATGATGATAACTCAGCAACTGTAATTTTTGGGGATGGGGTTAGAGGGTTGAGCCCTTTACCTGGAACTTTGTATGATTTATACTACAGAGTAGGGGGTGGAGATAGAGGTAATGTCCCTAGAAATTCTCTAAACGTTACCGTTCCTTGCACCCACTCAACGAAAGGTACAAAGAATGCAACTTTAGCAAACACCACACATGCTACTGGGGGTCAGAACGCTGAATCTGTTGAACACGCGAAGAAATGGGCTCCTTACACTTTTAAAACACAACATCGAGCGGTCACGGGGGAAGATTATACAACTTTCGCAAACCAATTTGTAAGTACGGTAGGCGCTACAGGAAAAGCCATCGCTGTCCTTAGAAAGTCTGGAGCAGCATCAAACATGATTGATATTTTTGTCATCGCTAAAGCTACAGATAATCAAGTTGAGCGTCCTAACATTACATACAAACAAGAACTTCTTGAGTACCTGAATAAGTATAAGATGGTTACTGATCATGTTACAATTGTAGACGCGTTAGTTAGAACCGTTGACCTGTCTATAACAATTCATTTGGATAGAGAATTGGAGTATTTTGAGGAAGAAGTTAAGCGTGCAGTTGCCAGTCAAGTAACAGATTTTTTCTCATTAGAAAATCGTAACTACGGGGAGTTATTCTCCTTGGCAGACTTGAGGCATTCAATTCATGCCGTTCCTGATGTTAGATTTTCTGAGATAGGAAACTTAGATAAGGATATTAGACTTAATTTCAATGAGATAATCCAACTCAACAACTTAGAGATAAACGTAGAGTTCGTATAAAATGGCACAAAAGTCGGGAATCGGAGATCGGGGCAAGAAAAAAACCAAGTTCCAACATAACTATATGGATGTTGTGAAGAACTTGGTTCCGGATCTTTACGTAGATACGGATCGGTCTGTTTATGGGCAGGAGCAGGATGTCTTGTATACTGTTCTTGGGAAAATTTTAAAAACTGCACAAACTCCAAGCTCCCTGTTTGATATTTCCGGGATACCCGCTTCCTCTATACACCAGCACTATGTCACTAGAAATGGTAAATGTCATATACGACCTTACATTTTAGATAATAAACTGTTTAGAGCTTTTGGAAAGAGAATCTCGTCTTATCAAAATTATTCTGATTTTTCAGGGTTTGTCTCTTCCACGGTACTTCCAGCTATTGAATTTAATAGACCTCGCGCCGCTTTCGTATCAGGAGCATCTGAGATCCTCTCTTCCGTTACAAACGCAAGCACAGCTCACGACCATCTATTCGATACTTTATCATGGTTTTACATGTTAAACACTTCAGGACCTGCTGGCGGTTGGGATCCTTCAGCTGGCGTACTTCGAGTCCTGTCAGAAAAAGCATTCTACGGAAAGACTATTACTCTGACGGATGGAATTCAATTACTATTTGAGTTTTTGTGGAGAAACAGAAATCTTGACAGCACTGCAAGTGGGGACAACATAAAGTATTCTGATTATATTCCCTATCAGTTCCTAACTGCTTCCTCCTCAGATATTTCTGGAATTGGAAATTTTTATTCCTCCACATAATCTTATGTTTCGGGAGACCTTCCTTTAAGCGGGTTAAAAACGTTAATTGATGTTTGGTACAACTCAGGGGATGAATTGTCTACTACGATTGAAGATAGTTTAAGTTTGTTACTAACGACGGGAGCATTTCCAGATAGGCTGATTGAAGCTGGTCCGTTTACCAAATTTTTGAGAGCTGTTAGCCTCGGATTTTATGATGCTAATACGGTCGCTGAGGATTTAGCTGACCTAATTGATATACAACGATGCCCTCCTCAATTTCTAAAATACTTAGGCGCTCTTATCGGGTGGAACTTAAGATCAGGAGATATTGACAGGTGGAGAGCCCAACTAAGACACGCTACGTACCTTTACAAAAGTAAAGGAACTCAGAGATGTTTAGAAGATGCTTTAGCTTTGATTTTTCCAAATGCAGGGTTTAAACCTTTAGAGAATTTTTATTCAACTTTTGAGTCCTTTATCCCACGCTTAATCTATTATTTAATCGCCACAGAAGGGTGGGCAGCGTCATCAGGAGAATACCATCAAAATTTGAATTGGGTTCCGGAAGGGGCAACAACCAATTTCCAAGGGAGTGTACCTGTAAAGGACTACCCTTATGTAATTAACCATATTGTAGCTAATAGGGACGCAAACCTAAGATTTTTGACTGACTACGCTTTAGAGCGTCTGAATACGGAGACTAATGCAATTAGAATCGGAGGTAATGTTTTCTCTGCTAACACGTGGGACCCTGACGATGAATTTTGGCCCGGGTTTTACCACAGAGGAAAGTTGCTACAGATACCCCCTTGGGAAAATGACCGTTTTTACGAAGAAACTAGAGTATCGCCTGATCAGATTGAAAAACTTAAGTTTATTCTATCGGGTACGTTCGACTCAGGCGGGTTTGAAGTGTCTCCAAATTTCGTTTCATCTCTTGAGGACTTTGTTAGTGCGTCCTCAATCAACTCCCCTTTACTCGAAGGAACAAACACCCGCTGGAAGTTCCTTACAAGTTCTCTAAACCAACCTCCAAACCTTGAAGAAGTTATTGACAGGTTTGATAGTAAGGCGATGGGACTAGCTGACCACTGGAACTCTAAGTCTTCAACGCTTGTTGCTGAAATAGAAACAAGCTCCTTTACTTATGATTTAGATGGTATGTCGATGGACACTTCGGCTGTGGTAAATTCGGTTGCTGAAATACTCCGAGCTTATATCCCATTTCACGCTATATTCCGACTTCTCGCAAAGGAGATTCTCTCCGATGTTTACGTAGGGCAGGATAAGACTTTTGAGTTTGGAGATGGTATTCAAGCAACTATGGACCCAGATGATGGGGGTACTGATTATGATTACAATGTGCTTAGAGGATATCGAACTACGTCCTATCTGGCATCGGCTGTAGGTATAACATTCCCTTCCTCTGTAATGGTTACATATACCAACAGACCACGAACCACAAGACGAAGAAGAAATCTAAAAACATTAATCAGCCCACCGAAGTTTATGCGAGACGGTCGTTCTATGCCTCTAGCGAGGGAATTTGCTGGTAGTGGTCCTCCATCCGGGGACATGGGCAGCTTTTTACATAAGCAGCAATTTGGCCAAAAGTTTATTCCTTATGGGTATAATTTCTCTACAGGTTATTATTACTCACCTTCAGGAGTCTCTGGGTCCGTGTTTTTCAGGGGAGAACCCACTGAGACAGGATTGGAACCTAAGTATGACTTGGCTATGACTGGTATTTCAGGTACGATATTCACCCATGCTCAAGACAACACTTATAACCGTTTTGATCCTGATACTTTTTATAACCGAAGTACCAACCCTCGCCCAGACAGTGAACTCACCTTATACGGGCAACCAGTAACTGGAACTTTCCCTTGTAGAGGGTACATCAGAACCGGAGGGTTAGGAGCCCGAAAGAGAAATGAGCTCACTCCCCAACAAAAAGCATTGTATGGGAGAGCTGTAAGGATGTTAGCATCCGAAGGAAACGACCCTTTCTCTTCCCCTAATACCCTGCAAAATTTGAGATTCGGGCATGAGTTTCACAAACTATATCGATATTACGTAAGAGAATTTGATAGAAGGTTAATGCAGTCTAGTTCATTTAAAGACAGAGTGGATAGCGCTGCAAACAAAGACAGGGGCGGGAAACAGTTTTCCCATCGAAAAGGTGGCTTTGGGGTTGTAGAGCACGCGTATGGCCCATTAGTTTATAACAGTGATTTTTCTATTAGAGGACCTTTAGCGGCTGGAGAGTATGATTCTAGCTTGTTTTTACTTTCTAGTGTGGATTCAACAACAACTGTTGGAGATGTAGAGGAGAGTCATTACTTAACAGCTAATGAATATTGTAGGGATATTACTTTAAGCATGCAAGATCCTGATACTTTAGGAAATGTTGTTTCTTATA